CACGATGGTCTGAGTCAGTGTGTCATTCGGCTTGTCGTTCACGAGAGCGATGGTTTCTAGTACAACGAACGCGAGCGCCCACGTGAGCCAGAGGAGTGGATGGACTCTCACCTGTCCCGCTCCTTGTGCGCGCGACACCGCCGCTCCCAGGCATTCACCAGGACGTAGACCACGAACGTAGCGAACGCCGTGCCATAGCCCAGCACACCACCCTGAGCGACTCCTGCTCCGACGATCGCTGACGCGAGCGCGAACTTGCGGCTTGTCCCGGTACTCTCTTCCCACCGTGGATGCGACATCAACTGACCACTCCTCTCAACACTGCGCCGACCAGCGTAGCGACTGTCAGAAGCATGGTGATCGGGATGCTCATCTTCCAGCGTTCGACCGACCGCAGTCGCTCCTCGTGGTCATGCACCGACCGCTCCATGTAGGTGAGCATCAGGAGGATCTGGTCAACCTTGCCCTCGATGACGTCGAGTCGGCTTCGCTCCTCCGATGTCATGTTCATCTCACCTCCGGCCAGCCACCCTGACGAGATGGCTTTGCACCGCCGTGATCGATGACCGAGACGTGGACGTGCCAGAGATGCGAGCGGTCGGCGCCCGAGGGTCGGATGCTGCCGTCTCCGGCGACGTAGACGACGCTACCATCGCGCGAGCCGAGCGCGTAGTCGAACTCAAGCAGGCCGGCGGCGGCCATCCGCGCGATCCAGTCGGTCAGCGCATCATTCGTGCCGGCCGGCGCGCGGCTGCACGACTCATCGATCGCCGTTCCCCAAGCGTGGTCTGACCAGTCATCCGAGCCGGCTACCTGCTTCCAGACGTAGCCGCCGGCGAAGACGACGCCGCGCTCATACCACGCGTGCGCGATCAGGGAGTGCGCCAGGACGGTCTCCGGCGAGCAGTCGTCGAGCGGCCGGATGCGGATGACTTCGCGCCGGAGGTAGACACGAGGTGACTCAGGCACCTCGTTCTTCGTGCCTACCCCGACGCGGAGCAGCGTACTGTTGCTCTTGTGCCAAGTGGATAGGGCCTCGAGCAAGCCGTCCTTTCTTCCGACTGCCCTCCAGGGACCATTGCCCTCTCGCACCCAGTACTGCCGTTCGCTCGCTAGACTGTCCGGCAGAGAGCCGAGCAGTGTCGCGCGAGCGGATCGCCAGTTCCTGAGGAGATCCGGCCCCTTGTCGTTCCAAGTCTTGTGCTCGGCACGGACACGGAACCGCAGTGTCACGTTGTCATTACCACTAGTAGACAAGACCTCATCCTCCCTCTTCGTGTACCATCTCTCTGATCGTTTAGTCTGCCTTAGACAAGGACGATACCCCAGCCGTAGATACCGGCAGCCGCCGACACGATAGGCCTAAGCCACGCCATCGCGTGTGCTGGAGCCCATTGCTCCTCGTTCGGCAGATCTGGTAGTGAGCCTAGCACCGTCCACGTGTTCATCTCGGTGTCATAGGCCATGTGCCACCTATAGCGGTGCTCCGCAGTCGGCCAGTCGTCACCACTGAACAGATGCAGCATCCCGGTCTCGGGGTTGAACGCTCCACCTGGCGCGTCGGCCCCGTACCCAGAAGGCATGGGAGCCATCTCTGTCCACGAGTCCGTCGCGATGTCGTAGCGCGTGCAGCGGTTGTTCTTGATCGGTGGGTAGGTGTTGGTACCGGACCCGAAGCCTCCGACGACGAAGATCTTACGGTTCATGGCGGGGACCGCTAAGGCCTGGAAGCGGTATCCGTTCATCGCGGGCATGGGGGCGCCGCTTGTCCAAGTGTCCGTCGCGATGTCGTAGATCAGCGTCGTCATCGTGTCGTTGTAGGGCGATGACGCGATCTGTCCTGCGAACACGAAGATCTTCCCCTCCGCGTAGCACAGCGAGGCGTGCCCCCGAGGCTGGCTAGGTGGAGTGAGCAGAGTCCAAGTGTCGGTCACCGGGTTGTACCGAGCGAACTTCGACGCCTGCGTAGTGAAGTCAGTGCCAAGAGCGTAGACGTAGGTACCGTCGCTGGTCTGTCCTCCGTTGTACTGGAAGAATAGGTTCACTGCTTGCTCGGCCGTGGAGCCTGACTCCCAACTAGAGCCGTTGAACACGTCCGTGACCCAGGGAGACATACCAACAAGTCGCTCCCCGACGATCCCCCAGAAGTATGGACCCTCCGAGAAACTAGTGAGGGGTCTACGCGGAGGAGTGAAGTCCCATGTGTCTGAGCTCGACGTGTACTGCCCGACGTAAGACTGGCTCTCATTCTGAGGAAAGGACGAAACGGACTTCATTGCAGAGACCCAGAACCGCTTCGACTCGGGACGCCACAGTACAGCCCGCCAGGTATAGCTCGAGTCTGGGTTCTGGGCAGCCGCCTCGCCAACGATCCACCCCTCGTTGTTCACACCGAAGGCGTCGATGGTGAGGCCCGAGGGAGCCGGTAGTAGGGTGGCCTGCTGATAGTTATCCTCAGCAGACCACACAACGCCCCGGTCCCCATAAGGCGAGGCCCCTACGGCCATCCCAGCGTCATTCACGTTCCAGCAGAAAGAGCTGTTAGTGTCCCCAAGCGGGGGAAGGACGATCACCTCATCGTAGGGTGGATACCACAGCGCCCCCAGCCACTGGCCGCCGATGATGAGGTTCCCCGCGATGATGCCTGTTACCGATGACACACTGGTCGCCCGACCTCCCGTAGCGCCCGGCGCTAGCGGTAGCGCGATCGGCGTACTAGGGTTCGATGCTGTCCAGTACGTGGGGAACTGGGACGAGGAGGTGTAGGTGTAACCGCAGATCACTCCGTTGTTGCTGAGGTCGTAGGCCCGCGAGCGTGTCGTGCCGGGCACATCAAGGGGCGGGAGCAGAACGGGAGTCGTCGTATATGAGCTCCAGAAGACCCCGCGCTCGTTGCTCCCAGCGGCTCCAACAGACCCGGCTGCTTGTCCCACATCGTTGAGGCCGTACACCTTCGTTGAAGCGTATGGAGGAAGATCGGGGAGATAGAGCGGACCGGAGGTGAGGCTAGTCCACACACAGTTCGAACCGAACTCACCACTCCCCGCGACATGACCCTGCTGGTTGAGGTCCCACGTCGCGGACCAAACCGAGCTGTCGACCATGAAGTACGGACGAAAGTCCGGGGGCTCCCAGACAACCACGTAGGGGTCCCCCGACATCAGATTATACTGTCCCGCGATCCGACCAGCGTCGTTGACGTTATACGCCCCAGCGTAGCCATCAAGGCTGCTCCCTGGCCAGTCCTCGGCGATCGGGAGTCGGGTGAAGGCGTAGGTGGTAGTTGTCACGCTTACGTCCTGATGATGAAGTTGACTACCTGGAACGGCGGGTCCTGCGCCGAGTGGGTTGTCGGTGAGACCGCACCTCCCGAGTGAGTGTGGCTCGACGGCTGCGTGAACGTGTGGGAGTGGTCTCCAGCAGAGTCGGCTGTATGGGTGTGCGCGTACCGGGCAGCATTACTCCCTGTGCCGCCTACGTCAAGCGCTGTACCCGAGGTCTGCGGCACGTTGTGGGTGTGGGCACCTCCGGTACCCACCGCGCCACCTGAGTGAGAGTGCGAGCTGGGCTGCGTGAAGCTGTGTGAGTCATGAGTGTGGGAGAGCGTCCCACCTGCAGCACCAAGCGTCCCACCGACCGCCCCGGCAGCCTTCCACCCGAGTGGGAAGCGCTCACGCAGGTCCGGCAGGTTGAACGTAGTTGAGTTGTCCCCCACTCCGAAGGCGGTGCCGATGACCGCGAACAGGTTAGCGTAGGTCGTCCGGGACACCGCCGAGCCGTCACAGAGCAGCCACCCGGAGGGAGCAGTCGAGCCCCCGTACATCACTATCGCGCCGGTCGGGGCCAGGTTCGAGTGCGTGTGGTTCACGAGCGCTACATCGACGCCATTCACGTTCGGCGTGGTCAGGAACTTGCGTCCCACCTGGTCCCTCCTTAGCCAAGCACGACGACACGGTACTGGCTAGCCGTCGGCGCTGTCGTGAACCTCAGCGTGATGGCTGACGTGCTGGTGTGCTCCACGTCGCACTCGACCTCTGCGAACGGCGTGGTGTTGTCATACACGGTCACAAGCACGTCCTTCGTGCCCAGGTTGTGGGTCACGGTGATGGCCGTGCTTGTCCCATCACCGACGTTCGCCGCGTACTTCAGCGGGACGTGCTGTCCGTTCGTGCCATCCCGCCTAACGGCCACGTCATCGGCGTTGACGGTGATGCCCGTACCGGCCCCCACGTCGAGCGTGCTGCCGGTCTTGGTGAGACCTGCACCGGCTACGATGCTGCCTGCACCGGTGAACTGCGCGAACGTGAGGCTCGTGGTGCCGAGCGTGATAGGGTCGTTCGTGGTGAGGACCCAGCCCGTGTCACCGTTGACCGTGCCCTCGGTCACGAAGCAGTACATGCCCGCCGTGACCTCGGCGTTAGAGTCCGCATCGGCGGCCCGAGACCATGCCCCGGACGCCACCACGTAGATGCCGTTCTGCGAGGCCGTGGACTGGTCCTTGACGAGGACCCGGTCACCGACCGCGACCGCAACCCCGTCGATGGTCTGGGTACCGGAGAGCGTGATGTTAGCTGTGGTGGCGACCCGGACGGAGTCCTTCACGTCCAGGCCGGTCTTGACCGCGTCGACGTACGCCTTCGTCGCAGCGTCCTGCGCAGCCGTCGGGTCGGCGAGGCTCGTGATGCGCTGCGAGCCGAACGAGACAGCAGCTGTCGGTGCAGACAGGGCCGAGAGCGGGATGGAGGCGTGCTCGGTTGCTCCGTGGTTCTCCCGCCCGTGCTTGTGGTCGGAACGGGCCAGCGTCGTTGCGGTACCTGCAGCCGCCGTGTCTCCCGGAGCGGAGCTTCCCGGCGTGCCGGTCGCTGCAGCGTGCTTGTGGTCACCACGCGGAACGGTGGTTGAAGACCCAGCAGACTCTGCCGCCGCGTCGACATCGGCCAGCTCAGTGGTGGTCGCGTAGGTGATCTCGTCACCCATCGCGTCCACCCAGGTAGTGCCGTTGTACCAGAACAGCTTGTTGACCGTAGTGTCGTAGTAGACCTGCCCGGCAACGGGAGAGCTAGGCGCTGATGCCAGGTTCTGAATGCGAGCGTTCTGTAACTCGTTCTTGTTCAGGTCGACTGCGACGAGGAACTTGCGCGACATGTACTCCTCCCTTAGCTGAGGTAGGCGGTGCCGGAGAATGCTCCGACGAAGGTGAGCTGGAGACTGTTAGGACTGGTGTAGGCGATCTCGCCCTCGACCACGCTTCCGGCGGAGTCGATTACGGTGACGTTCGGCTGCCCATCTAGGTTATGGACGACTGTCCAGACACTAGCTGGTGAGCTCTGGACATGGACATAGACCCACGGCGGACCCTGCGGACCCTGCGGACCTGGAGGGCCCTGCGGACCTGGAGGGCCCTGCGGACCTGGAGGGCCCTGCGGACCCATCACCGCTTCGATGACAACGCTGTTTCCGACGACCTCGACTCGCGGTCGCTCGGCCTCGACGACTAGGACATTGTCTGACATCGTCACGGAACCGTTACCGGTGGCGACAGCGCCACACGGCCCTCGAGTAGCCGCTGCGTGTTAGCATCTCCCACAACGCCCGGTGAGATCAGCAGATCATAGTACGCGCGCCCCCTCCACGAGAGCGAAGCAGTATCAGCCGCGCTGATGTGCATAGTGATCTGGGCATACGTGCCGTTCGTAGTCGGCGTGAGCCGTCCGTTAGCAACTGACATAGTCAGGTAGAGTGCGCCCCCGTCAGGCTGTGAGCGGATCTGTAGTAATGCATCATATCCACTGTAATCAGATGCCCGCTTATCGGTGATGATATTGCTAAACACGGACCCACGCTCGACAGTGAATGACCACCTTCCGGCTGCCACCCGTCATCTCCTCCTCATCTGCTTAGTCGGGCTCCATGACCAGCTGCAGTACTAGGTCAGACCCAGGACTCGTCGATCCCACCTCGACGATCTTTACAGTGATACCCTCGTCCGGAGCGATCGAGGCGGCCTGGAACGACGATGCCGGGTTAGCGTCCCGGTGCGTGTTTGCGTCGATCTTCAACCGATCATCAGCATCGAACAAGTTCGTCTCTGTACTGTCATCAGCTGAGTGAAGGACGAGCTGAACCTTGATCGGCCCGCCTATCGGGCAGCCGTCGTTCGGATGGGCCCCCGGGTCATGGCGGCCAACGCGGACACGCGCACGCTTGAACTTGAGCGTGTTGCCCGTCGTATTCGTCCACTGTGCTGGGTAATGGCGCACTTGCAGGTTGCCCGACACGCTGAACGTGGCGACCTCGCGGTCCGCGGCTCCCACAGACACACCGTCAGGAGACGCGTTTGGATCTGAGTTACCGGCGATCGTCGCTGGGATCCACGCGCTCTTATCGCCGTCTGCGGAGACAGATCTGGCGCGTGCGTAGAACATCGAGTCGACATCAGCCGGGGCGATCTTGAAGCTCTGACGATTCGACTTCGTCCGCGCCTTGGCATATACCGTAGAGAAGTCACTGGACTTGGAGATCACAACCAGGACATGGTTTACGCGGTCGTCGAATAGATCACTATCGTCGGGCGACTCAGCAGTGCTCCATGACACATCGACACGCTTCTTGTTGTCTCGGTCGTCGATCTTTACGTTGGCGGGTGCCGGCGGCTCATCTACGCCTGGATTCCCAAGGACATAGTACGGCGACCATGCAGACTTGCAGCCGTCCTGCGCGATCGCACGGACACGGAACCTGTATCCGAGGTTCTTCTGGATATGCGTGAAGACGTAGTGGTCCTTCGAGCCCTCGTCCTGGTCCTTCTGGGCGACGGCCACGCGACGATCGAGGAACCAGTCTGAACCGTTAGACGTGTATTCTAGTTCAAGTCTGTAGTGGCGTATCCGAACCGGCAGCCCGGAGGTGTCCTGGACTACCTCATCCCACTTGACCCTCGCGCGAATGCGGTTGTGCTTCGCCTGCGGGTGTCGGACAAAGGAGCCCGTGAGCCCCGTTGGAGCAGCAGGCGGCCGGCCACAAGGGCTTCGCTTTCGGAGCTTGCGACGCGTCTTACGGAGAGCTTCCTTAGAGCCATCGATCCTGCGATAGTCGCTCACAGATCAGTCACCGCCGAATCGAGCTCTAGGTCCACGGTCTCCACGCCGTTCGCATCAACTGTGGCGCCCTTCGAGATGATGCGGAAAGCCTGATTCAGATAGCCGAAACCGCCTGGTGTGCCTCGTGACGTCTCGATGGTGACGGTGTCACCCACATCGTAGTCTTCCCAGGCGACACCGTTGGCGGTAGCGTCCTGAAGGGAGGTCTCGATGCTGAGGCGCGGCTGCAGGATCGGGCCCCTCGCGTTACGAAGCCACTCATCCGCGATCTTCTCTCGAAGCACAGCGTCAACGATGTCGCTCGAGTCAGACTCCTGCAGCAGTCCATACACAGACTTGCTCGTGGCATCCTCACGAACATAGACGTCGGGAATCGAGCACTCAGATGAAGATGCCGGACCGATGATCGCGACCTGTGTTGCGATCTGTGTTGCATCCCTGATGAGCGCGAGCGAGGAGAGGTTCTCCGTGCCATCGAAAGCGACGTTCGTGGCGGTGCCTCTGCGGTAGTTGTTCGCGGGGTTACCCCAGAGCCGCAACCGCTTGTCAGGAAGCACAGCGACGTCGAATCCGTCCTCAGCGCTGGCGAGGTCCTCGATGATGTCCCAGATCTTCAACCTCTCCTCCGCACAGATGACGACCTGGCGGTTCACTCCAGAGAGCGAGTTGTCGTAATGAGACAGACCAAGGGGGTACTCGGCTTGCGTGTCGTTGATGAGGTCCCTTACGATCGCGAGCTGGTCCTTCACCTGGGCATAGTCAGTTGTGCGCTCGCGCTTCGTCAGGTCAAAGCTCCATCCGTAGCACGTGAACCTGACGCTCCAGCCTGCCACATCTGAGGCCCAGATCCGCCCACCGAACACGAGAACGTCGTTGCGGTAAAGGTGAACCTCGCGACGCCCCTCAGCGAAGTTATCGACAGTCACTAGGGGATGGTCGATCGGGAGACTGAACTCGAGCTTCCCGTGGCCTCGGAGCTCGTTGTAGAACATCAGCTTTGAGCCCTCCGGCACGCCGATGAGTGACAGAGCGTCCTGGATGATCACACCCCCAAGACCATCGGTGCCAAGTCCAGCGATGTCGAGCCGGTAGTCAGTCATCGTGCGTTCCAGTCGAGCTCGCGAGAGAGCTCCATGATGCCTTCCCGCCAGTCCACGATCCGCACGGTAAGGGGGCCGCTGCGTCTACTGAGTGGAACGACCGCCTCGGGGCCGGCTTCGCCGATGACCGCCAGCGTCGGCCGGGTGACGATACCGCCCTTGCCGAGCAGGGGAACGTCAGGGATCAGATCGCCGGTGACGATGCGCTGGCCGTCGAGGCCGGGAACGAACTTCACGTCCGGCAGGGTGAAGTCGATCTTGAGGTCAATGCGGTTCCACCACGAGATGATCGCGTTCGCCATGCGCCGAAATACGTCGCCGATCTTCTCCGGCAGAGAGGTGATGAACCCAGCAGCCTTACTCGGCATCTCGCGGAACCAGTCGAGCACCTTGCCCGCGATGTCCAGAGCCTTGTCCTTGAGGCGCGTGAAGAGGTTACCGATCCTCTCCGGCAGGGAGGCGAGGAAGCGCACGATCTTCCCCGGGAGCTCACGGAAGAATCGAATCACTGCACCGACGGCCCTCGCGACCGCGCTCACGATCTTCACTCCGAGCCGCACGAACCATTCGATGAGCTTCGCGACGAACTGGATGACCTGCGCGATGAACTTGATCAGGTCTGACAGCCACCTGATGAGCGTACCGATGAGTCGAATGACGACCGGCAGCGCCTTCGCTGCGAGGACTAGTAACACGGCTACGACGGCCCCTACCGCGATGGCGACGTACTTCAGCACGGGGTTCCACAACGCCATGAAGGCATCCTTGAGATTCCGCAGCGCAGGCATGATCGAGGTCTTCCACACGTCGGCCAGTGCCCCAAACGCGTTCAGCAGCCCCTTTCCCACCTGCTTCGCCACGAACGTGATTACCTGGCGCAGTCCTGCGGTAGCATCCCACGCGCGCTCGAACCACCTGACGACTTCACCAACCGCGCTCCCTATAGTGCGGGCGATGGCCCCCAGTGCTCCGGTCACGGACTTCGTGAACTCCTGCCAGTTCATGCTGCGGATGGCATCCCAGGCACGCAGCACGAGATCCTTGATACCGCGAAGGATCGGCATAACGACCGGACCGACCTTGTCCCAGTTCTGGACGACTGCGTAGGCAGCGAGCGCGATCCCCGTGACGGCGAGACCGATCGGCGATGCTAACAAGAGGAGCTTGCCGAACAGGAAGATGATCGGGCCGATCGCAGCAGCGACGCCGGCGAAGATGAGGATGAGGTTCCTTACGTGAGGAGATAGGTTACCGATCGCGTCGAAGAGCTTGCCGAGCAGCTCTGCAGCCTTCGCGACGAACGGCAGGAGCACCTCGCCGAACTTGATCGCGGTCGCCTGGACCGACGACAGGGCTGACTTCATCTTGAACTCTGCGGTGTCGCTGACTGCCTTCAGAGCGTCGTCGGTCAGGCCGGCGGAGTCCGCCATCTTCCCGAAGATCTCAGCGTTCTTGTCAGCCTGCTTCCCTGTTAGGGAAAGGACGCCGCGAAGTGCCCTGACGTTGGGGAACATCTCGGCGAGCACCTCGATGTTCCCGCCGGTCGCCTCCTTCAGGTCCAGGAGGGTGGGCAGCAGCCCACGCTGGGCGATCGAATCGCGCAGCTGCTCCGCGGTGAACCCGGCGTTCTTGAACGCTTCGTCCTGCTGCTTCGTTGTCTTCACCAGTGAGGAGAAGATCGCGTTCGTCTTCGTCGCAGCGGTCGCGGCCGAGTCACCAGTTCGAGTCATCGCGGCGATCGCGGCAGCAACGTCGTTGAAGGACACACCGAGCTCCGATGCCGTCGGCAGGATCGAGCCCAGCACGGGGGCGATCGAGGAAGCCTCGGCCTTGCCCAACCGGACCGTGTTCGTGAGGATGTCTGTCGCCTCTGCAGCGCTGAGCGTCTTCTCCCCGTAGGCATTGACCGCTGAAGTGACCGCGTCTGCCACGGACATCGTCTCGCCGAGTCCCGCGGCCGCGGCCTTGGCAGAGGCCTCTAGAACCTTCATCGCGCTCGAGCCCGAGAAGCCGGCCGACGTGATGAAGTACATGGCATCGGCGAGCTCCTTCGGTGACTGCGGGAGCGTTCTCGACAAGTTCAGGATCTGGTCTGACCACTTGTCGACCTGCCTCTGCGATACACCGACTAGACCAACGATGTGGGACATGGAGGTCTGGAAGTCCGAGGCCATCTTTACTGCGGCGATCCCCGCACCTACGACCGGAAGCGTGAGGCGCTTCGTGAGCGTTGAGCCGACCGCTGAGATGCGTCCGGACAACGCAGACATACCACGCTGCATGTCCCCAACGAATCCAGTCAGGTTCGGCTTGATGTCAACGAACGCGGTTCCCGCGCTTAGACCGACAGCTGCCATCAGTCTACTTCACTCTTCCTGTCCTCTCGCGTGGGCGGACTATGTCGTACGTTCTCGCCTAGCACTGCTCGAACTTCCTCCGGCGTGCTGAGCCGCCGCTCGCCTTGCTGCTTCCTCTCCTTTACGGTGTCACGAGGACGGGGGATCTTCAGCGGCTTCGGGACCTCAGCGCCCTTCTTCGCGTGGACGGCAAGGAACATTCGGTTACCCTGATCCACAACTTCGATGAGCGTAGCCAGCAGCTCCTCCGTTGTGCGCCAGTCAGAGTACTCTGGTGCAACTGACCGGGCGAACGCGCAGTTCAGCGGCAGCCCCTTCACGAGGGACACCAATCGCCGTGTGCCGAGCGGCGAGGGCCCCCAGAGCGCGGCGCGTAGATCTATGCCGTATTCCCGTTGGAAGTCGGCCTCTAGGCCCTCGAAGTGGTCGCGCAGTGCTACTCCGAGGGCGAAGATTCCCCCGTATCTAGTCCGTACTCCTTCACGATCCCGTCGAACATGGCGAGCAGGTCATTCACCGACGGACCAAGCGCCATGAACTCCTCGTAGCGGTCACCGAGCAGCAGTCGGGTCGCCGTGGCCAGCGAGCTGATGCTCTGCTCTGGGTTATCACCGGAGGAGGCGACCTTCATGAAGGCCTCGGTCACCGCGAACGGAAGCTCCACCGGCAGCACGAAGGACTTACCATCTAGCGTTACAGTAGGTCCCTCCTTGTCTGCCTCCCTCCTCGCTGCGCGTGCCGCGTCGAGATCAACGACTGTCATGTACTTCCTCCTCCTCCTTTGTTGGGTTGCTCGGGCCCCTCCGGCGGGGGAACTAAGCCCCCGCCGGGGAACCACCTGGGGTGTGTCCTTGAGAACTACGACGTGGACACGAACGCCGGGTCATCCGTGAACAGGGTATAGGCCGGGTCCACACCGTCCGACAGCGCAGCGAACGTGATGGCCAGGTCCGCTGCGGCGGTACGCGTCAGCGTGACTTCGGTGGCCTCGGTAGCCATCCCGCGAGGGATGAAGAGCCGATAGTGCTTGTCACCGTCCTGCCAGTCGAGAACGAGCGAGCGCTCATCAAGCTCATCAGGCTGGGGAGGCACGAACTTGTAGCCGCCCCCGGATGCCGCCGACACCGTACCGCCGCCGAACGCGAACTTGATGTTCTCGGCGTTCCACTGTCGCATCGCGAACGAGACAGTGAACTCCCGGCTCGTCACGATGCGGCGGATCGGGTAGAAGGACTGCCAAGCACTGATGTTCTCGATCTCCTTGGAGTCCGTGATCGTGGCACCGTCTTCACTGACGAAGCCCACCTCGGTGTAACTGGCAGCCAGTGCGTCGTCCCAGGAGTCAGGCGCTGGGGCCCCGACAGGGCCGACGTAGATCTGGCCGTTAGCAGCGACCACGACTTCGGTGCTGGTCTGTGCCATCGTCTGTAACTACTCCTTCTGGGGCGTCGGAGGCCCCTCGTGGGTCTGCTCGGGGTTTCGGATTCCCCGATGGCGGGCTGCGCGTTCGAGCCGAGCCCAGGCGGCTGCCTCTCGTGACGTGCGACCGTTGCGGTCAATGGCCACGAGACGACACGGGTTGTCCCCGCCGAACTCCACCCCGCCGGTCTGGCGGGATGGAAGATGCTTTAGGTGCTCAGGCACCACTTGACCACAGATAGAGCAAACTGTCATGACGTAGCGTCTCCCATGCGCCGTGCGTATACACGGACAGAGAAGAGATAGCGGTCGCGCCCCGTGTCGGGGTCGGGCAGGTACGTGAGCCCAAGTACGTCTTCCACACCGCTGATCCACACGTTCTCGATATCCGTAGTGACTACGCTGCCCTCAGCAGAGTGGATCGTCGCACGATGTGACTGGGCAAGGTCGTGCGCCTGCCCCTTGTTCTCCCCATAGACCGAGACGTCGATGCGAGCCGCGTCGAGGTACTGACGGACGGCTGGCGTGCCGCCCGAGCGCTCGACGACTGCAAGGGGATAGATCGGGCTCGCGGGGACGCTAGAGTACGCCCGAGCTCCCGCGTCACGTAGCAGCTGACTGATCGCGGCCTCGATATCAGGGAACGTCGGGAAGTCAGGCACGTTGACCCCTCTTGTACTCTTCCTTGAGCTTCAGGCCCGATGCCTCAACAGCGTTGCGAAGTGTACGGTGCGCCGGCCACTTGACCGTTCCGAACTCGATCCACGACGCCTTGAAGTCACTCGCGAGGAGACGCGCGACCGCGGTGCCGTCCTCGACAATGATGTCAACGCCGATGCTGTCCCGATAGTTACCGCTCTGGTAGGGGGCCGTCACTCGAGCCTGCTCAGCAGCTGCCTCGCCTCGCCGGCGCAGGGCTTCCCGCATCATGGGCGTGAGCCCTAGCGCGGCGATCCCTTTCATGTTAGGGACGAAGATCATCCGCCCTCCACTAACTCGATCTCTGCCTCGATGTGGTGCGGGCCCCAGCGCCCATCCCTTACAGTGGGTTCACCCGAGACCTTGTACATCTTGCCGTTCCACTCAACCAGCGACAGCGCATCGATCGCCACGTCCGGATGCAGGTATACACGGAACCGGGTGGTTCGCTCATCGCGCTGGTTCACGTCCTCCTCAGAGCCTAACTGCGCCACCCGCGCTGGTACCTCAACGCCGTCGTCATAGACAAGCGATGGGTCGCCGTAGCGGTTCGGGGCGCCGGTCGTCGGGTTCAACACCGTGACAGTGTGGATGAGCAGTGAGGCGAATGACATCAGATAACGATCCTCTCATGGTGCGGAGAGCGCTGCGGGATCGAGCGCGGGGTCTCCAGGACGATCCTCGTAGGCTCGGTTACGGATCTCTCCATTACCGCCACTCTCGCCGTCGACACCCCGTCGAGTGGGTGTTCCGCTACGAGCGCGTCCATCGCCGCTCTACGGCCGAATGCGCGGACGTAACGGGCCTGTAGATCCTTGTTCGCCTGCCCGGCGTCATTCTTCCAGACACGTCCCTTGCCAGGAAGCGTCGGGCGGGGATGCCACAGCGCGTATGCTCGGCCGTCAATGATGGTCTTCCGGCCAAGCAACGTGTCGCAGCAGCGGACGAACGAGACATCCTCATACCCCCACCCACGAAACCGAGGGTCCATCCCGTTGACCCGCTCGAACGCGCTCCTCGAGATGATGAGCAGCATCCCGCCCGTTTGCGGCTCAGGTCCAGGCTCGGCAACAGCCAGCATAGATGGAGTCATCGGGCGGCCGCTCAGCAAGTCCTTAGAGTCACGCTCGCGTAGACGGTAGGACTTGCGCCACGGGATTACCAGTCGCTGCGTCTTCATAGCCTCAGCGATGCCGGCTCGCACGGCGTCTTCATCGGCCCAGGTGTCGGCATCTGTCACGACGAGCACCTCACCCGTGGACTTCAGGAAGGCGTCGTTCACGGCGGTAGTCTTGCTGAAGGGGACGCCACCATCGTCAGTGCCGAATACGATCTCCGCCTCGGGAAGGATCTTGGCCCAGCGCTCACGGATCCACTCCGCGGATTGTGTGCGGTGCCCGTCATCATCCCGAAACGGGATCAGGACGCTGATCTTGCTAGGCCGAACGTTTGGATGTGTCGTCGCCGGCGTTCGCCTGCCAGCGAGCTCATCCTTCCAGCCCGAGACCCAGTGATGCACGGCATACGACTCAGGCGGGTAGGGACCTCCGAGCAGGTGCTTCTCCCACCACCCGACCGGATAGAACGCCATCGGTGGCAGACGACGGACATCGTCGCGGCCTCGCCACACAGTGGTGAAGAACTCCGGGCCAGTCTCATAGTTCGGAGGCTTCCCGCGGTTCTGCCTGACGTGCTCCGGGAGCGCGCTAAGCACGGCGTCGAACGCCGGGTGTTGAGGAGGACTGCCGAGCACCGTGATGCAGAGCAGCCGATCGTTCTCCCAGGCTGCGAACGGCCGGGGGTCCTTGAGCAGCGGATCGAACGGGCGCAGCGGCTCGACATCCGTGTCGACGTAGACACCGCCGTGTCTATACATGATCTCATAGCGCAGAACATCGGCCTTGCCTGCAGCGGTCTGAGCCCCATCGAACTCCCTGCGACAGCGCAGCCAGTCAAGCTCGCCGCTTCGGCTCCACGTGACGAACTCCCAGTCGGGATGCATCTCCTGGAGACGTCGCCAGTACTCCTCGAAGCGCTCTGGGATGGGCTCGTCGAGCCAGATACGGTGAAAGACCTTAGGGATTCGCCTCACCGTAGCCTCCACAGACCGATGACCTTACGCGCGTGGTGGATGCCCGACTTCCACACACCATCGAACACGGTCCATGCAGGAGGACCGAGTAGGAATGGCCAGGACTCTAGGTCGATCTCATACCAGTCACCGGTCCGGATGTTCACGTTCGTCCCGCCGCGATGAGTCGAGGCGAAGAGCCACCGCGCACCAGATCGTCTGATGTTGTTCAGCATCGCGAGGCCATCAACGAGACTCAGGTGCTGCATCGTGTCACGCGTGAGAACAGCATCTGTTCGCGGCAGCTCGTCAACGACCGCGTCAAGGAGTACGAAGTTACGATCTGGATGGCGTGCCTGAGCAGCCTCTAGAGCAGAGGCGGCGATATCCGCACCGATGTAGCCAGGGAGCTCAGGCTGCCAGAACCCATCGCCGCAGGCAACGTCGAGGACTGACCGGACTCCTAGCTCTTCCATCTTCCTCGGCAACGCTTCGCGGATAAGCTCAGTCGCAGGGAGCGTTGAGCCGGGACCTGATCTCGTGCCGTCTTCTCCGCGCCAGGCGTTCGTCGCGTAGATCTGGTTGAAGATCCTCGCTCGGCTATCCATCAGAACACCCATGGGTCACGCAGCACGTTCGCTGCTGGCCAACGCTTGACGTCAGCTGCATACTGAGACCGCAGCTCTCGGTAGATGCGCTCATTGTTGGGGTTTAGACGGTCAGGCGTGTGCCATAGATGCCATGCCTCACCGGGTAGAAGATCCCATCGCGACGCGCGTAGCACTCGCAGGTTGAACTCTGAGTCCTCCCTGCCCCAGCCGGTGAACGACTCATCGAAGCCACCAACGAGCTCCCAGGTCTCCCGAGCGACTACGAGGAGACCTCCACCGATGGTGAACTGCCGTGCTCCTACTGCGTGCGGGCCACGCTGCGCTGCAGTTAGCGACTGCTGCTGATTGAGCATCCAGCGGCCGTAATGCGGACGCGCTGCCCCGCCTGTGTCAGCAACCCAGACTGCGGCTCGCCTTACAGCCTCCAGATCCGGGATGGTATCGGCATCAGCGATCAGAGCGACGTCCCAGCGGCCGGCTGCACGCGCTGCCTCGTTGATCGCTGCAGAGCGTGACCAGGGTCCCGGTCGGTCACCGAGGAACAGAGGCCAACCCAGCTCGTAAAGGTACGGCTGGACGATGTCCCAGCACCACTCGCGGCGGTCGTCGCCGCCGCGCCAGGGCACAAGGATTACAACGCGAGCCCTTCCCAATCTAACTCTCTCCTCCTAGAAGTCAGTCCGCCCGTCCCGCGGACCAAAGCCCGCGGGACAGACGCACTCACCTTGCCGTGTGTTACGAGGCGCTCGAGACGACCTGGAAGGCGTCGTCACGGTAGATGGTGAACGCCAGGCGCTCCTCGGCACGGAGGGCCGTGAGGTTCCGACGGAAGTAGTCGGCGTGCGAGTTGCTCGCCTCGATCGACAGACCACCACGACGCCACACGGTCCCGCCCTCGCGGAACGCACCGACGATCGGGGCACCGTCAGCGACAGCCGTGGTCACGACCCGACGCAGACCCCAAGGGTTCTGCGACGGCGCGCCATACGGGCCACCGCTGAAGTAGAGCCCCTCACCACCCGCAGCCCGGGCGATGTCCATCTTCGCGGCGTCGAGCGGCGAGACGAGGAGACCGTCCGGCTCAAGGCCGGCGTCGGTCCGCACGTGCATGATCGCCGCAGCGATCCCGTCGAAGATGTTGTTGCCACCCAGCTCACCAGCGGACGAGCTGGTCCCAGCCGCAGCGAGGATGGCGGACACGAGGTACGCCTCCTCGGCCTGGCGGACGAACAGCGCGAGCCGGCCGTTGATGTACGACGCGACCTGCGCCTCATCCTCCAGCATCTCGTCCGAGATGGGCAGGAACGTGGCGATCTTGTCCACGGACGCCGTGACCTTCTCGAAGTCGATCACGGACGCAGGCTTCGCACCACCCTCAGAGGTGACAGCGGCGCCGTTCGTGGTGACGGACTCCTTCAGGTACACGACCGCGTTGCTGTTCGTGGTGCCCTGCCCGAGCAGGTCGGCAACGGTCAGCCGCTGCTCAACAGGGCCCTGGATACCCGGAACGATCATCGGGTTGTACTGCCCGGTGCCACGGCCGAAGGGCGAGGTGTTACCCTCGACCACCACGTTGTCACCACCGATACTGGCGGTGTCCTTCGCGCCGAACTCGATCGGGCCGGTGCTCCAGCGCCCCTGGAGGCCACGAGCGACGAGCGCCTTGTAGCCTTCCGAGCGCACGAACGCCTCGCCGAGGGACTTCGCGGGCTTGTCCTCGACCGAGGGCGAGCCGCTAGTCACGACGGACGCAGCCTCGATCGCCTTCAGGAGGCGCTCATTGTCCTCCATCTCAGCGATCTTGGCCTTCAGGCCGTTCGTCTCAGAGATGAGGCGCTCCACCTCGGCGCGCTCTGCCTCGGTGAGAGAGCGGTCCTCGTCCTCAGCCTTACGCGTGATGTCACGCGCCTGGCCAACGAGCCGCTTGACCTCGCTCTCCATCCACTCCTTAGCGGTCTTCGACAACGATGTACTCCTTCTTTGCTCAAGGCGCCGTTCTGTCCCCGGGCAGACCGAAGTCCGCAGGCGCCGTCCGGGGTAGGGCGGGACAGTTGAGGTCCTCAGACTTTCTCTCGTCCTTGCGCACAAACTGTCACCACTTCGTAGCGGTAGCCGGAGTCGAACCGGCTTGCCCTTCAGCGAAGAACCACCACTACCGCTCTTCTCTTACACTACGAGCCCGATGCGATAGTTATCGAGTACGGCCTTCTCGGCGAAGAGAAGGTCACCGGCTTGCTCGCGCGCGCTGCCTGTGCTGTATGAGTATGAGCCGATCGCCTCCTGGACGATCGTCTCGTCATGCTGGCCACTCATGTTGAGTCGCCGGCGGGCGACTGACAGAGTAACGAGCTTGATGTCTGCCGGGAATGGGAGCTCGGGAGGGCCGCTGCTGTCATCAACAAGATCCCAGCCGTGCGTGTAGGTAACTTCGATGTTGGCTAGTCCGTGGTTGAACACGGCGCCGTTCGTGAGCTTGATCACGGCATCGTCCACCGTATACGAGGAATCATCAAGCACCACACCATCGACAACTACCTGCTTGACCTCGCGTACAGGTCGCTCGCGCAGCCGGAGCAAACGTCTACCACGCCCGTCATGGACCTCGACATCGTCCACGTGTAGTGTGAGCTCCTGACCAAGATAGTTCCGAACAGTCTGCATAGCAGACTGCAGCGCAAGCTCACCCTGCGCCAGCAGGAAACTATCGAGCTCTGTATAGTCCGAGAGATCCTCGAGCGTTACGTAGTCGAGCAACTCTAACCCCTTGTCTCTTCCTAGCGCTGCCACAAGGAACGCGGCGTACTGCGCTCCCACAACGCACGTGGTCTACTGCGCTGCCACAAGGAACGCGGCGTACTGCGCTCCCACAACGCACGCTGTCTTCCACGCACACCGATGTTCGCGGTGAACAGGCCCGCGCCGGTAACATCGAGCACGCCGAGCGCCAGGATGTTCGACAGCACAACATCAGCGGTGAACGAGGCAGCGGCAGAGAAGTCAATGCTGGTAAGTGGCAGATCTGAGCGGAGAGTAACGGCGAGCGTGCCATCACCAGACAGCGTGACGAGTCCGAGCTCGATGTGTCCCGATATACCGAGCGTCGCTACAACTAAACTACCGTCGCCTAGAACTGCGACCGGCCCCAGACCCATCTCCGCGAACAGGGAGCCGACGCTGAAGCTCGCTGTACCGGTGTACTGCGCTTGCGTTGCTAGCTCGGCGATGAGCGAGGCGAGTGTAGAAGCGAACCCCTGCATCGTCGTGGGCCCAAGCCCCAGCTCGGCCCGCACAACAGCACCGAAGTCTCCACTCCCCACGAACGGCGTGGGATCCAGGAGCCGCACAACGACCAGTGTCTGCGCACTGAGAGAGCCAACAGCGTCTAGCGGAATGAGGCCGAGTGACCGCAGGGTCGCCCCGAGCTCCGCGCTCCACGAGCCGCTGCCGGTGTAGTCCACGAGGCCGAGTG